GAGTATGATGCATTGAAAGCAGAAGCGGCAGGCGATGCTCCTGCAGGTGACGGATCAGCATATGATACCCGAGGTTTTAAAACAGTTGAGGGTATGGAAGATGCAGATATAAATGACGATGGTCATATATCTATAATGGAAAATAAAATGCACTTAGAGTTCAAAAGAAAAGAACTAGAAGATGCGGATGCAATGAGAGATGCTCAACGTAAGATGGCATGGTTTGCTTTATTGGGTATGTTACTATATCCTTTCGCAGTAGTACTAGCTTCATTAGCTGGACTTAACGAAGCGCAGTCAACACTAGGATCAATGGCACCAACATACTTTGTTGCAGTAGCCGGTATAGTTGCCGCATTCTTTGGGGCTCAGGCATTTACTAAAAAATGACTAGTAGAATGAGTCACTTGAAACAAAATGACGTAACGTACTTTCAACATTTAAGATTTTCATGGAAAGTTGGATTCGTATTAATTGTCCATGGAATCTTTCCGTTCATATGGGAAACCAAAGCAAGTGAACTACTTTGTTATTGATGCTCGATTGACAGAAAAACAAGCTGGAGCACTCATTGCCGTCTCTAGGCAACGCTCCAGTGAGTTCCATCAACATAACAATGGCACTGACTATACCCACTTAGACATACTACTCATGGAAGACGACCACACGGTCAATGAGATTGCGGAGATGTTTACTGTCAAGCCCTCCGCGGCTTCACTGATGAGAGTACCTGCCAACGCCCGCATTGTGCCTCATGTGGATGGAAAAAACTACCCGCGCAAAACAGCCGTTGTGTTTCCACTCCGGGAAGTCGGCAAAAAGTTCGCTCCAACATCCTTCTATAAAGACGCGAATGATTCTCATTCGTATTCAGATTCTCCCGATGTAAATTGCTATGCTTTCTCTACAGAAGTACTCCATGGTGTCGAAAACACAGAACATGACCGGTTTTCTCTTCAATTATGGTACGATATACCCATAAAAACACTATCAGGAATGAAATTAATTTAATTTATTTTAAAACCTCAATGATATCAATGACTTAAAAAAAAGAAAAAGGTTGACTTTGCCCTCCAGTGTGTTATAATAGTTGTACAAATTGAGAAAAGAGAGAGAATTAGAATGAATACACAAAATGACACTATTAATCAAGCATTTGAGAATGCATTTGAGAACGATATAGACGAGATACATGATGAGTACGCTATGTACATCATGGATAATGCTGATCCATCTGAGGTTACTATATGTAACGGAGCTACTCTACTCGAGGCTGCCGAGAACGAGTACATGCTAGAAGAATTTAAACAGTCTTGGATTGATGAGAGGATATATAATGTATAAATTATTTCAAATTTCAGTTCCACGTGAACAGTATGATGAAGTCAATAAACTAGGTTGGTCAGAAGCAATGGAAAGATACCCATTGGTTGAGGCTAGTCAATCTGTGAGAATGGCTGGTTCTGAAGCATATGTCACCGAGTACGATGCTATGTTCACCCATGTGGCTGACCTCGATGCTGACACTCTTGAAGAAGCGTTTCGGCTTCACAACTTCCAAGAAGAAGACAAGATCACACGATATGCTAAACAGCATTCAATGTCAGTTGGCGATATCTGTGTTGGTGAGTATGGTGATGTCCACATGTGCGATAACTTCGGCTGGACTCAACTGATGTCTTCCAGCGTGTCAGTGCTGGAAAACGTATTTTACGCAAACATGGAGAAAGTGGCATGAATATACGACATGGTGGTTGTTATGATCGCGGTGGGGCTGATAGCTACTATGGTAGGCTGCCTACACCACACTACTTTATCGGTGACACATATAAGACCGAGTTAGTGGAAGAGAACAGTATGACTCCTGAAGAAATCCAAGATTATCTTGCAGGTTATAAGAGTAATGAGGAAGAAGCAAACTTCAAGGAGTGGTAATGCCAAATTTTGATCCAAAAGAAGTAAAGAATTCCAATCGAATTTTTAAATCAGCAACTCCAAAATATACACTCGATTGGTATCTGAAGTGGGTTGCCAGTGCATTCGTATTATGTTCAATGTCAATTCGTGGTGTTGAGGGCTATGCGGCACTTGATTTATATCTATCTCTATGTGGCATTAGCCTTTGGTTAGCTGTCTCGCTGATATGGAAAGACCGCGCACTGATATTACTGAATGGTGTAGGATTGCTGTTTCTAATCCGAGCAGTTGCTGAGAGGGTGATGACATGAAGATAGCTATAGTTGGTTGTGGTTTTGTAGGAAGCACATACTACGATGCATTAAAGACGGTGCATGACATTCATGTGATAGACCCCGCCATGAATAATAATGCGCTTTCTGACTTTCCTGGATATGATGGAATTATAATTTGCGTTCCCACGCCTTCAAATTCGGATGGCTCTTGCGACTACTCGTTGATAATCGATGTTATGGATACGGTCAATGTTGAAACTACAGACCATTCTATTCCAATATTAATAAAGAGTACCATAGATTTGGAGGCTTGGGAACATCTTACTACAGCTTACACTAATCCGATTACATTCTCACCTGAGTTCCTGAGACAAAAATCTGCTACATTAGATTTGAAAATGAATAAGTACTGTATTCTTGCGGGTGATTATCCCAATATATGGTGGAAAATTCTAACAGCATCTCCCGTATTTGAGCGCAAGATATTTCGATATTCTATCAATGACGTAAAAGAAACAATCATAATGAAGTATGCGGTGAACTCATTCCTAGCTACTAAGGTTATCTTCTTCAACCAACTTAAAGAATTCTGTGATGACAACGATCTATCATTTGATTCTGTTAGAAGAATGGTCATCACAGACGACAGAATTGGTGATTCACATACAGAAGTAACTGAAGAAGGTGGATTTGGTGGAGCATGTTTTCCAAAAGACACCCGGGCTTTCTCGTGCATGGATAAAGAAAATCGCATGAGTGTACTGCAACAAGCAATTGAGTGGAATGAAAAATTATGATAAACTTTGATCATCGTATGATACGCAATGCAATGAGAACTCCAGATGGAACAATCATACGCAGTAGGCACCGACATGATTATGTTACCCACACTGATGCCAACGGCAATGAGTATATGCTCGACGGTGGATTAGACTATGTTCGTTGTAGTGCTAATGGTGATGAAGAAATGATGGTAGTCACACTTGCCGACCCACAAAAACAGGTTAGAGAAGCCTTGGAATGGGGAACATATGGCATTAACGGTGACCAACCGCTGTCATATATTACCTTGTGTGACATGACCGTTGACCACATTGAAGCAGTCTTAAAGAATGTGCCATCAATAAACCCAGCATTTAAAATTGCTATGGAACGTGAATTGGAGTTTCGTAAAGAATTAACAGACTACTCTGTTTAGCCGTATAAATAAAAGGATGACATGTTTTGGAGATACTATGCCCACGTACAAATTTAAGAATGAATTAACTGGTGAAATCTGGGAACAGTTTATGGGAATCAGCCAAAGTGAAGAATGGCTTGAAGAAAATCCTAATTGTCATAAGATGCCAACCGCTATGTCAATAATAGGTGGCACTGGCGATGCAGTAAAACCAGATGGCGGCTTCACGGAGGTAATGCAAGGAATTGCAGCCGCGAATCCATATTCTCCCCTCGCGCAGACGTATGGCAAAAAAGATCCAACGTCTGTAAAATTAAGAAATGTAGTTGAGAAAGTCAAAGCTAAGGTTGGCGACTCACACGAGTGATGGTATACATTATATGACTGAAGAAAATGAACATGTAAAAACTGAAGATGAGATATTCAATGAGGAACGGGTAAAAACTCTCCAAGAAGCATTGACAATCGATTACTTAGAAAAATTTGACATATACGCCAAGCTAAAGATTACACAGCGAGACTTGGTTGCATTAGAGATAGCACATTCTAAAATGAAGAAAATTAATGCACTTATAGCATCAAACAACAAAAAATTGACCGAGGAATGTGGTGAACTTCGAGGCAGATATAAATATGAGAGTGAACGCAATGAAGAGTTTCAATCTAAGAATAAAGAACTTAGAAAGAAAATGCGGGATATGAAAGATAAGTTCTCGCCCACGGCAGACATAGAAGAGCCGTATATAGAGCCAGAACCTGTAAAGAAGAACCCAAAAAAGAAAATAGTGGACGCGAAGACCGATGATAAAATTCTCTAGTTATCTCAATGAGGATGCCCAAGGCAAGAATTTGCACTTGGAGCACCTTGAGGATGAGATAATAAATTTCGGAATAAATGGTGGCAGAGGTGCTGTCAATTTTCTACGCTCATTAAGAGATATGATGGCTGGACACTCCAGATCCTCACTGAACATGACAGTTAAGTGGGATGGTGCACCAGCTATTTTTGCGGGTATTGACCCGAGTGACGGTAAATTTTTCGTAGCAAAGAAGTCGGTATTCAATAAGACTCCTCTGTTATATAAAACGATTGGAGAGATCGATACTGACACCCGGTTACCAGCCGCATTGAAACCTAAGTTCAAACTTGCTCTGGTTGAGTTTGGAAAATTAGGAATCAAAAATGTCCTACAGGGCGATTTGATGTTCACGAAAGAAGACCTCGAGAATGAAACTATCGATGGTAAGAAGTGGACAACATTTCAACCTAACGCAATTGTTTATGCTGTTCAACGAAATTCAGCATTGGAAAAGAAAATCAAATCTGCAAAAATTGGTGTCGTTTGGCATACCACATACACAGGTGCTTCACTTGAGAAGATGTCTGCATCATTCGGTGCTAACATTTCCAAACTCAATTGGAACAAAAATGTATGGATGGATGATGCAACATACAAGGACGATTCCGGCACCGCCACATTTACTGCAACAGAGACAGCCGCTGTTACTGCGAAACTATCTGAGACAGGTAGACAGTTTAACAAAATTAACTCTACTGAATTAGCTAAGTTCTTACGACTACAAGATTCGCTGGTAGGCAAATTTATTGGTGCTAGTCTGAAGACGTACAATAATTCCAAAGTCAGAATTGGTGCAGAGATTACTAATCCAAAGGCACACGCTAAAGGTTATCTAACTTGGGTTGAAGATAAATTCGACAAAGAAAAAGCCAAGTTAAAGACCGAGAAGAGCCAAATAGCAATTGAGGACAAAAAGACCGAGACCCTCCGAGAACTCGGTAAGCTACTCAGCTTACTTGAAAACGTCATCATCTTCCAGAATCTTCTTGTGTCTGCTAAGATGATGATTGTTTCCAAACTCAATAAAGTAAAACAAATAACGGACACATTCGTCCGCACCAAACAAGGCTTTAAGGTAGTCAATCCTGAAGGTTTTGTTGCTATAGATAGAGTAAACGGCAATGCCGTCAAACTTGTTGACCGTATGGAATTCTCATACAACAATTTCACCGCTATCAAAGCATGGGATAGATAAATAGGTTTAACAATTAGTATAAATAGTTACTAATACTACTCTAATAAAAGAGATTTTAAACCATGTTCCGTAATATAAATGAAGCAAAAGAAAAGCATATTGTGTTTGCTTTTGGCAGACTCAATCCACCTACTGCAGGACATAGTAAACTCATTGATAAGGTGCAATCTGAGGCGCGAAAGCGTAATGCGGATCACCGAGTCATTGTGAGTCATTCTCAGGACAAACATAAAAATCCTCTCTCTGCCAATGACAAGATCAAGTATCTAAAGTCTATTCATAACACCACCAAATTTGAAGCATCTTCCAAAGAGCATCCACACTTCATTGCACACCTAAAAAAGATGCATCAGGAAGGACACACCCATGTTACTATGGTCGCTGGTTCTGACAGAGTGCAAGAATTTCAGAGGCTTGCTGATAAATACAATGGCAAAGACTATGACTTTAAACACTTGAAAATCGTATCTGCGGGTGAGCGTGATCCCGATGCAGAAGGCGTTACTGGTATCAGTGGCACTAAGATGCGAACACATGCATCCAATAACGATTACAAGTCATTCAAGAGTGGCTTACACACACGAGCCAACGACACCCACGCGAAGAATTTGTTCAAGGCAGTCCGTAAGGGCATGCAACTTCAAGAAGACGAAGTACGGCACTCATTCGCCAGTTTTATTCAGGAGTAACAATGTCAGTTAAACTACTACAAGAGAGATGTGGCATAGTGGGCGCCGCTAATGATGGAATATTTGGTGGAGATACCATTCGCGCGGCAATGTCGTATTACAATTTAACCGCGTTAGAAGCGGCACATTTCTTTGGTCAAGTCGCTCACGAATCTGGAAACTTTGGCGCATTCAGTGAAAACTTAAATTATTCAGCTAAAGCATTAGACTCAGTGTTTGGTAAATATTTCGCACGAGCAGGAAGAGATGCTACCGAGTATGAGAGACAGCCAGAAAAGATAGCCAATGTTGTGTACTCTAATCGCATGGGCAATGGCAAAGAAGAATCTGGTGATGGATGGAAGTTTCGTGGTAGAGGCGCACTACAACTCACTGGTAAAAATAATTATCAACTATTCGCCGATTCAATTAACGACCAAAATGTCATGGATAACCCAGAGAGTGTTGCAGAAGAATACGCCTTTGAATCCGCTCTGTTCTTTTTCGAGACAAATGGTCTCTGGGAAATTTGCAATCAGGGTATGAATGATGTTATAATAGAGAAACTAACGCGCCGCATCAATGGTGGTACTCACGGACTACAAGACAGGGTGAATAAGTCGAAAAAATACTATGAGTACTTGTAAATAATTTTGAGGGTTTAGCAATGAGAATTTTAGGAGTTATTGCACTTACACTGCTACTAACAACTGGATGTAGTAGTTTGATGAATATGATACCTGACCGATTCGATAATGTCGAATATGCAAAACTAGTATCGCTGAATGTAGATGCGGAAGTTTCCAAGGAATCTTGTTCGGTAGATATCGAGACATATAAGTCTGCATTGTTTCTCAAGAAGTACTCAGAAGGTACGATGAATAAAACTAACAATGAAATATACAGTGAGATTGCATCACTGGTGGCAGAATTGTACAATAGAAAAGATCCATCATTGGTTTATTGTAAACTCAAATGGAAAAATGTGATAGAAGCAACTGAAGCCGCAATAGTTTTGTCCGGCAAAAGAATCAAAAAATAATGGAGAGCAACAATGAGTGATGCAGAAGAGAAATTATTATTCGACTATGAAGTAAAAGTCATGGAGCTACAAAGCTATCTCGAATGTAATGAAATATCTCGATCAGAATACGATGAACTAATAAAAGATTTTGCAGATGTCGATGCAATACGAAAAGACATCAAAGATGAGAAGATGAAGATACATGCGGAAATGGTTGTAACACACCTTTCCAAACTATTAACTATCATTTAAGTATAAATACCATTATGGACAAAAAATTCGCAGATTTCGTAGAGTTAGATGAGGGTATCAATGACCCTGGCATCTTCAAAGCCGTGTTTCTTGCTGGCGGACCAGGCAGTGGTAAGTCATTTGTTGTTGGTCAAACTGCACTAACCGCGTTTGGATTAAAACTTATAAACTCAGATGTTGCATTTGAAACAGCAATGAAGAAGGCTGGCATGGATTCAACACCTGAGAACATCTATACGGTTAAAGGACAGTCACTCAGAGACAGAGCAAAAAAACTGACACAAATGAAGCAAGATGGTCTACTAAGTGGCAGGCTTGGTCTTGTCATTGATGGTACTGGAAAAGATTACAATAAGATTCAAACTCAAAAGAAAGCGTTAGAAAATCTTGGCTATGATTGCGCTATGATCTTTGTTAATACTAATGAAGAGACTGCCCAGAGTAGGAACATGAATCGTGACAGAACAATGCCAGCTGCCCAAGTCAAAAAGATGTGGAGCGCAGTTCAAGATAACATAGGTAAGTTTCAAAACTTATTTGGTTCTAATCTACACATTGTTGACAACGGCGAAGACTCTGATTGGAAAGGTGCTACTCTTGGCGCGTATCGTAAAATTGGTGCATGGGTGAAATCACCAGTAAAAAATTACAAAGCTACTCGATGGATCAAAGATCAAAAGAAAGCGCGAGGTATTAAAGAGGGTGCACCTGCAAGTCAACGGTTAGCTAACCGTTTGAAGTCTAGTG